TTGCGCGATTCAGGGGGTTCTGCCCACGCCCAATTCGGTTATGTTAAAACCATATAAGCATAAGCCCTTAAAATTGAAAAACCATAAGAAAAATGTTATAGTATATGCTTATGGTTTTATGGCTTGGATCGGATCCACTTTTTTTGGATCCTGTTTTTTGGATCCACTTTTTTTGGATCGGATCCAGTCTAGACGATCCCTAGACGATCCACCTTTTTTGGATCTTAAAGCCCCTTGCATATATTCTTATTTTTGATATAATTAAGTTAAGTATAGTCTAGTTAAGTCTAGTCTAGTCTATACCAGTTTATTATTAACTTAAAACCGCTTATGAATTAAGCATATATATTCATAAGTTAAAGAGGATCATTAAAAATGAATATCACAAAAGAGGATCGTAAAACATTTATTAAAGAGATCGTTAAGGACGATACTAGAAAAGAACTAGAAAAAAATAACATTATAATTAAAAATAATAGTTTTACCTTAACAGAAGATCAAAAAAGGATCGTAGAAGAAAAGTATAACTATAACTTTACCAAAAAATATTTTAACACCAAAAACTCATATTTATATAACATTATCAAAAAGACACTAGAAGATCAAAACTATACATTTTACACCAGTAAAGAACTAGAAGAAAAGATCAAAGAAAAAACAGAAGAAAAGATCGCAAAAGAACTAGAAGAAGAAGAAGAAAAAACAGAAGAAAAATAATATAATTAAAAAACTAGACTAGAAAAACCACCACCACCAAAAATGGTGGTTTTTTCTAGTGTTAAAAAAAAAGAGGATCCACTAGAAAAAAAGAGGATCCACCACCAAAAAAAAGAGAAAAAAAACTAGACTAGAACAGAGAAAAAGAATAATTTTTCTCTGTTTTTTCTGTGCAAGAAAAATATCTCACACCAGAAAAAACAGAGGAAAAACAGAAAAATAATAATAATAATGACAACTGAAATGGAGTTAAACTCAAAAATGAACAGGAAAAAGAGAACGATAAGAGAGATAAGAGAGGATCAAGAGAGAGAAAAGCGTGAATTTGTGAAGCGTATGGAGTATGAGAAACATAAGAGAGGGATCACGAAACAGAAACTAGACTATGTGAGAGTTAAGGAACGGAAATATGTGAGAGATATGAACGAAATGTACAGCGTGATCGATCCAACGAAACACATAGAGATCACAACGGGATCCGTAAATGAGGGAAAGAAATATTGCACCACGAAATCACATTGGCAATGGGAACACGAACAGAACCCAGAGAACTGGGAGAAACCAAAAGAAAAAGAAGAATACAAACCAGAGAGAAGAAAAGAGAGGATCATGCTACGGATCAGAGATAGAATCTTTGTATTAGAGGCGTTGATCACACCATACGAAAAAGAAACATACGCTGAAATGAATATCAACGGGGTGAAATATGAGACTTGGATAGAAATGGAACACCTAGAAGAAGAAAAAGAATATGAAACACCATACGGAAAAATGAGTGGAAGAACTATAATGGAGGTATCACTAGCGACTAGCACTAGAATATACAGAGAAGAATAGAAGAAACAGACACGAAAACAAACCAATATCACCGAGAAACCGGCTACACCAGCCGGTTTTTTGGTGGCAAAAAATTCATAACATATAAAATATAATACACAGAGAGGAGATCAACAGAAAAGATATGACACTTGCAATGGGACAAGGCTCAAACCCATGACAAATAAAATATAACAAAGGATAAAAATATAATGAGATATTACATCACAGAAGGGATCGGATTCTTTTTCTGGTCACACTTTACAAAACAAGGACGCGTAGCAAGGAAACAAGCACGCGAAGAGAAACATAACAAAGGAGAATAAAATGTTTTCATACATCAGACATAAAATTGACAACCACCAGGCCAAGAAAGACATTGAGAAATTCGATCGACTCATGCAATACGCAATGGACATGGCCACATATAAAATCTCATCAGATACGGAGATGCCACGATGAGCGACAAACAAAAGAAGCTGGAGTTGCAGACAGTAATACAAGCGTTGAAGAGCGAGGTGAACAACAACACCATGGAAGGACATCTATTAAGACGCAAGCTGATCAAGAGCTTATACACACTCGCAGGAGATCCAGAAGAATGCGACTTTCCAGAAGAATATCACATTGCAGGATATGGCTGGAAGAAACACGCAGGATACACAGGCGACATTGATGTATTGAGTAAGAATGAAATGTTAATGAGAAATGCAGAGGTGACAGACTGGCACATTGAGCGTGCATCGCACACCAAGGTACAAATCGTGGAGAGATACGAGAAGGCCTGCTGGGCATGCACAGTATACGCAATGAATGTAATCTGCACCAAATATGTGAAACACCCACACATCGACAATTTATGGGTGGAATTCTACAGCTCACGCGACTGCAATAAATACAGATATGTAATTGAGGACAAATAAATGCCTTGGATAAAAAATAGTGAGATAGAAACACTCATAGAAGTAGAAAATTATCTAGGGACAAAAGAAAATTGGAGTGAAAACACCGAAAAGATATGGAATGTAATAGAGACATTAGTGGAACGAAGAAAGAAATTTGCAGAGAAACAAAAGAAAGTGATGCGTGAAAAACGTAGCATAGATAAAAATTATGGGAGGAAGAAATGAACAAGCTGGAAGCACAAATTATCGTGGAAAACTCTGGCAACTATTACGAAGGAGAAATAGACTACGTGATGGACGTATACGAAGATGTGTGCAAGCACATTGGGTTTAAGGACACACGCAGTGACAAACGATACGTTGTGAAATTCCACGACATATTCTATTACGAGCCAACAAGCAAACGCTATCGCAAGAGATATGAAAAAATCGTGGACGACTACTTCGAGAGTTTTTGTGAAGACCAGTACGAATGGTTAGAAGGTGAATGCCACGAAGCAAACATAGACATAGACAGGATGCTCACACGACAAACGTGTGGACATTACCAAGCATTCGTGGTAGATATACCAGAAATCACGCAGGAGAACGCCGTATACGTAGCGATGGACATCTACGATGGACTCACATACGGAGACGACAGCGATCATTACGCATCAGACTACGTACGCGTGGTAGGCATGCTACAAGATATGGAAGACAACTACATGGAATGGTGGTTAGACTACATAGAAGGTAACGAGGCAATACCACAGAAAGCACTGGAAGAAGTGCGAAAACAATATCTAGAACATAAAGAAAGGAATAAATAATATGAATGATTTAGCAAAACGAATTGTATACAAATGGAACACAGGTGGCAAGAAGCCAATGCTAGTAGGCAAGCCTGGCTGTGGAAAGACAGCATTCGTGGAACAACTAGCGAAAGATGTGGGAGCAGAACTAATCGTGTTGAACCTATCAACATTCGAAGCGTCAGATATGAATGGGATCCCATACCTAGACCCAGAGACACACGAGATGAAATTCAGCGATCCATTCTTCGTGAAACAAATCATTGAGAACGACAAGAATGGGAAGATGACCATCGTGTTCACAGATGAAACAAACCTAGCCACATCAGAAGTGAGGAATGGTTTACAAACACAAATTCAAAGTGGACGCACACCATCAGGCAAGCAGATGCCAAAGGTATGGTGGATCGGTGCAATGAACACGTCAGAAGATTTGGAGAGCGTGGCAGATTTCTCGAACGCAATGAAAGATAGATGGGCATTCATCCCATTCGATTTCCCAGTAGATGAATGGCACAAACTATTTAAAGAGAACTTTGGCAAGCCACAGACAGATAGAGAGAAAGAAATTAGAAAAACACTATCACAATTTCTCACCACGAACCCACATCTTCTCGAGGGCAGGAAGCCATTGAACGCAAGTGCGTACGGTATCACGGATGAGGTGCACGCAACCACAATTGAGAACACCACGCCGAACCGTAGAAACTGGGACAATTTGGCACGTGAGCTTGCACAATGCAAGGATGAAGAGGAAGAGAAAGCCATGCGTAAGAACATGTTTATGGAGAACGTGGGGCTTGAATGCTGGAGAAACTACAAGGAATATATTGCAACGGAGAACAAGCCACTAGACAAATACAAATGGGATGGTGAGCCAGACGAGATCAGCCAACAGGTGAACAGGTTGAAGGCCGAGAAGGATGTGGACAAGCAAGCGGCATACTTTGTACGAGCACACGAGTATTGCAAGAACAAAGAGGTAATCGCAAGCCTGTTGCCAGACGTATTGAAGAACGCAATTAGCAAATACGGTATCAACTACCGAGAGAAAATGCCAGAATTCTACGAAGTGTACCAAAAAATTGGAGCGTAAATGGAAGAAAAAATGTTAGAGCTGTCGGCTATGGCTGAAGCAATACATGAATATTATTATAGAATCAACAATCATCTATCAGTAGAATCAGATAAATACGCAGAAGCTTTTAAGAAAGCGATGTATCTTAGTGAAGAAGATGTTGAGATACTGGAAAAATTTATAGAAGAAAGGAGTAAAGATGGGAGATAAACTGGAGAGTGAAATGCTTGCCGAAGAAATCATGAATAAGGCGATTCAAGAGGTGGTATTCAAATACACAGCCTACGCACAGATTATAAGCTCATTCAGAATCGTGTATTCTGATATGGTGCAGACAATTGGCGTAGATAGATACGCACGCCTAGTGGCGAACCCAGAATTCGTGGTGAAGAACCAAGCGTACCTAAAAGGGATAATCGTGCACGAGGTGCTACATATATTCTTCGGGCACACGACAGACACGAGGAGTAAGCTAGCATACACAGAAGACATGCAACACAACAAAATTGCGAACATTGCAGAAGACTGTGCTATCAACCAATTCATTGACGAGAATCTACCAGACGGAGCGATCACACCAAATGCACTGTATAAAATGACAGGCCAAACTGATATAAGACGCAATGAATCGGCAGAATATTACTACGACTTAATCATGGAATCTATAAAGGACAAGAAGAAGAATAAAGGTGGAGAAGGAGAAGGCGAAGGAGACGGAGATGGAGATGGTATGTCAAACGGAATGTGCTCAACGGATGAGGTGAACACAGGTAAAGTCCAAGATGAGCTAGATAGAAAAGGTATAGAACATATCTCGCAGGAAGAGGTAAATGAGCGTGTGTTAGCTACTGCACAAGAAATCTGTAAATCACAAGGCCGACAATATGGACAACTGGTGAACTTTGCGAAAGAGATGCTTGACCCGAAAGTAGACTGGCGACCACTATTGCAGGCCACGATTAGAAATGCAGAGAAGAAAGTGTGGACGATACACGCACGGCAGACATACAAACGAGTGAGCCGTAGATCAGGACAGATTCTGCTACCGAAGAAGAACGGACAGAAGGTATCAGTGGTACTCACATTCGATACATCTGGTAGTATCTCACAAGACATGGTAAACCAATTCTTAGCAGAGGTACAGTCGTGCATGAGATATAGCGAGATAAAAGAGTGTGCACTATGGCATACAAGCAACTACTGGTATGGAACGCCAGCAGAACTGAACAAGGACATTGAAAAGATATTCGAATCAGGTGGTACAGACGAAGCATGTATGGGCAACGCCGAACACCACTGCAAAGCAGATCTGTATATACACTTTAGTGATGGATACCATGGTGAAAACTTTGGGTTCGAACACCCACAAAAGAATATAGAAATATTATGGGATGGGAAAGAAATTAAAGGAATAAGAAAGGAATTTTAAAATGGAACATTTTGAACCAATTAAACCACAAAAAGTTAAGGCATACGTATTAGCTGAACCTACAATTAGGGAACTACAAGAAAAAGCAGACGGCAAGGAACGATACGATAGACAGGAAATACTTACACACGAGGTAAAGCGAAAAGAAGAATTCTCTGATGAACAGAAGAGAATTCAAGCAGCAGATAGGTGGTATTCGGTACGTACTTGCGACCTGTGTGTACGAGAATCTAATCTCAACGAGATGGTAAGTAAGACAATGTATGCGAGAGTTTTAAGTGGAGAAAAAGACGGCATTGTAAATAATGTGATGAACGACATATTAGACTCAAAGATTTACGTGACGATTAGAACCGAAGACGCTCACGGATGCAAACATGAGGACATAGAAATCTTATATGGAGATGGCGACAAAGCTAAGTTTGAATTGTCATACGACATGGAATCTATGGATAAAGAGTTGGCAGAAGTAAAACACCAGGGCTTCAATGCGAAACCAGACGAGTATGTATATCTTGAAGAGGTGAGTGCACAATTCTATCCATACGCATTTAATAAAATCTCTGACCATATCATGAAGCTAATCAAGCGACTATTGAGGGATGAATTCACATACTGTTTCAAGAGTGGCAAGCTAATCGTACCAGACGAATATATAAATAAAGGCAAGCAAGGTATCGATGAGTGGAGGGAATTGAAGGGCTCAAACAACAAGAGCAATAACATGGAGAAGAGACTACTCAAGCAAGCATTCCATGATAAGAAAGAGCACGCATATAAGAGCATGGCATATATCATGAATGAGATTTCTACAGGACGTGTAGATTGGACGCTACCATTCTTGCATGTTGATGGTCGATGGAATAGGTCAAGAATGGATAAGCTGATCACGCAGGTAGCAAACACGAAAGATAAAAACAGATTCTTGGAGACACCTGATGAAGACATCAATAAGAAGTTCAAAGAATACTGGAAGACGATTCTCATGAACGCATGCAATGCAATTGATGAGCTTGATGTAGAAGAGAAAATTAGCCGAGAGAGTAGATAAAACACTATCATCACTCTCTCTTAACAGAAAGGACACACATGCCGAATTGGTGCAAAAATAATTTGAAAATAAAAGCGAACAGTGAAAAGGTGCTAGACCTACTGGAATTGCTAAAGGATGAGAACGACGAATTCACAATGAATAAGGCAGTACCGATGCCAAAAGAACTAGAAGACACAGTTAGCCCAACAAGAGAACACAACCAGGCACTAATAGACCTCTACGGAGCAGAAAACTGGTACGACTGGAGATGTAAAAACTGGGGTGTAAAATGGGATGCAAGAGAATCTGGGTTCTGGCAAGACGGAAAAGACTGGGTCATATCATTTGAGACACCGTGGGGACCGCCAGTAGAATTCATGAAAAAGCTAAGCAAGATGTACCCAAATATGACATTTATGTTGCAGTTCGCCGACGAAAGCGAAGGAGGTTACCCACTAGGAGAAATGACATTTAAGAACGGCACAGCATCAGATCCAGAAGGCCCAGACGAAGGTACCGAACAGGCTGAACGATATGCAGAAAGTATATGGGCTGAAGAGTGGGCTTATTGGGAGTAACCTATGGACAGAAGCTTTGTAAAATTAGACATAACTATTAACAAGATTGACTGGCTTATTCGAAAAACAAGGATGGAACTTGAGAAAGGAGGACTATGTAATTTTTAATATTGACATATAATGATAACTATAATATACTATAACTATTAAACAACTATTAACAAAGGAGAATTGAAATGGACGCAACTGTCACATTTTCAAAAGAATTTAAACAAAAAGCTAACAAACCACTTGGCAACGTTGAGAAGCGTGAGCTACGCATTCAGCGACTTGTCGAGGCAGATAAAGATGGAAGACTAGCGAAGGCAAAGACACGCTATGATGTTGGTGCCCTTGCTGGCTTTACTAGAGCACAAAGAACGAGTGGATACCTATGGACATATCACCTTATTAAAGATGGTATCTTGAAGGAACACATTATGAACTATACGAAGGATGGACATGCAGAGTATGAATACCATGTATCTATGCCAAAGAAGGATGAACCATATACAGTATCAGGTGTAGCTCCGGAATCAAAGTTAGTCGCAAAGGAAGAACCAGTTATCTTGAGCAGGGCTTATGAGCCAAAGGCACAAACTGTGACCCTTACAAATGTACATCCAAAGGCGACTATCAAATTGGCACATATCGAGTTGGTGCTTGAGGACATGCCACTTAAGGATATCGCAGAACTTGTACGTACTCTTGACAAGGAGGCTTAATGGGAAAGATGTCGCAACTACATGCAGACCTCACAGAACAAGCTGCAGACCTAGGGTTCGGCAGTATTGAAGAGGCAGAGGAGCATGGCTACAAAGTTGACTATGTTAATGATACATTGACTATGCCAGAAGATCCAGTTGCACAATTGTCAATAGCACATGAAGCATGGGAGAGAAAGCGTGACTACTACGCAGACTGTCTCGATGACCTATTTGGATACTTAAGTGCAAGGGGTGACGTGCCAGATTCATATCTAATTAAATTAAATGGAATAGCAAAATTCGTAAGGGAGTGCAAAGATGGATGCTAAAGAAAAAGAAATGCTGTTTATAATGCTTAATGCAATTGTAAGTCAGCTCTATTCATTGGAACTTATGATGGGTGATGCCTATGTTGGCAAACTCAACCTTAGATTCTCAAGTAATATCTTAGACCAGGACATGAAGATGTCGGCTAAGATTGCAGAAATGGTCGACAAGTATTTAAATGAGGAGAAAGAAGATGACAAGAAAGGAAAGATTAGACGACGCATTAAGTAAGTGGGATTTCTACGAAATAGCAAAGATAACATTAGAAGAGGAGGAAAATGAAAATTAAGGTGCACTACGCAAAAGATACACTGGAAGGTGATCTCGAGGAATACGACTTACAAGTAAAGTATTCCAAGAAGGATGACCGTTATCCTATCGACTTCAAGATCGTAGAGGAAGATGGCACATACTGCGCAGAGGTGTGGGGAGACGATCCACATTGCGTGAATGTCGAATGCGAACACCCACGCGTTGAGTATTCTGATGACGAATGCGTAGGCGAATGCCCAGTATGTGGGCAGACTTGCTTCTGGCATTGGGAGACTACAAGCGATGGCAACTGTATTATGAAAGAGCGTGTAGTCGACGAGTGGTTGGCACGTGAACGTGACAATACTGGCATCATCGGCAAAGAAATCGCACGATTACTGGAGCGTGAATAATGGCAGAGCTTTTTGATTTTCAAAGAGACTCTGTTGATAGGTTGCTTAACACTAAAGCACATATTATGGTTGCGGGGTGTGGATCAGGTAAGAACCCGACAAGTATGGTGTGGGCGAAGGAGTGCTGCGAGAGAGAAGGCAAGAAGAAGATAATAGTAGTGACAACTGCATCTAAGGCACGGACTACCGATCATCAAGATGATATGGATGCGTTCTGCCCAGGATATAGGAAAACACTATCATACTTCTCGGTCCTCTCGTGGCACAAGCTCGCAGCGTGGGTGAAACAGAATTTCTACAGTGCCAAGGATTATGTGTTCGTTTTTGACGAGGTACAGCGTGGTTCGGCAGGTGTAAGTTCGGGGATGGGAAAAGCATTCCTGAAGATTACAAGTCAAACATCGAACTGGGCTGGGTTCACGGGCACGCCAGGAGACAACTGGCTGAAGTTCTACCCATACTTCGTGGCGTGTAAGATGGTGAGAAATAAAACGCAGTTCCTACAGAACTACGCTATAGTTCAAACCTACAAAGGCTACCCAGAGATCACAAGATGGGTGCACGAGGACGAGTTGAAACGAATGTGGGCCATGATTAGTTATGCGCCAGACACGAGCGACGTGGAGAAACAGTTGCCAAGTGAAACGCATAAGACGATCTACTTCGACAAGCCTACTAAGTACAACAAGGTTCTCAAGACACGTACAAATGAGGCAGGTGAGTTCCTGGATACTGCAGGAGCACTTGTGGCAGAGCTTCGCAGGCAATGCTTCACGAAGGACAAGCAGGAATGGATCAAAGATCTGGTGACAGATATAGAGTCAGGGTGCGTGTTCTTCTACAACTACATCGCCACTGGTGATAAGTTAGAGGAGATCGTGAAAGCTGCACTTGGCAAAGAGGGGAAAGTGTGGCGTATAGATGGCAAGCACCATGAGATACCTACGGCAGACACAGTAGGCCCGAAAGACATGGTGATATGCCAATGGCAATCAGGGTCGGAGGCATTGAACCTACAGTTCTTACATTACTGGGTGGCAGTTGAACTTTGTTACTCGTATTCTACAGCTATACAAGGACGGGGGCGTATCAAGCGTGTGGGGCAGAAACACCCAATGACGTTCTGGTATCTATTAACGACAGGTACAATCGAGCAAGACGTCCTAGACATACTGAAGAATAAGGGTGAGTTCGCAGCCGAAGAGTGGTGCATATCAAAAGGGCTTCATTTTTCTGAATAAAGTTGGTATAATGCAGTTATGACAAGAGAAGAATATTTAGCAAAAAGAAAAGCATACTATCAGAAAAATAAGCACAAATGGAAAGAATACGCATCATCTCATAGAGAGGAGATAAATGCTAAACAAAGAGAAAGGAGAGCAAATAACATAGATCGCTACCGAACAGTAGCAAAAAAATGGAGAGAGGATAACAAGGAAAAGATATCTGAATATAGTAAAAGATATCATAGTTCTGAGAAAGGCCAAGCAAGATATAAAAAATATTATGAAGAGCATAAGCTTGAGTTCATAGAGAGAGCAAAAAAGAGCAATTCAAAACACCCAGATGAAAGGCGTGCTCAGTCTAGAGTGAACCATGCTAAAGCACGTGGGAAACTCATAGAACGACCATGCGAAATCTGTGGAGCAACTCCAGCTGACGCCCATCATGATGATTACAATAAGCCACTTGAAGTGAGATGGCTATGCAGAAAATGTCATGCAGAATGGCATTCTAAGAATGAACCAGTTAGGTCTCTGAGCAGAACTGGTGTATAAGTAAAAAACTAATAGAAGGAGAAATAGAATGACAAAAGTAGAAAAGAAGAGAGCAAGAGCAGCGAAGATCCTAGATAAGTATGGAGATCCTGCGCTAGATAGACTAACACGCCACGTGGCAAATGAAACAGGCGTGATGGAGCTGTCTTTGGCGTACACAGACTACGTGGTGAATAAGCATCACGAGGATACTGAAACCAAATTTGCTATAGCATGTTGGCTCATGGCAGCAGTGTTTGCATTACTGATATTATGGGACGTGCGATTTGCATTCCCGGCATGTATAATGTTCGTCAATGCAGTGTACTATGAGCTATTAGCTAGGATGCGACACATGCAGGCCGAGCATTCTAAACATACAATAATGATCGCCGCTCTCGGTATCGTAGAGCCGGCAGAAAAGGAGGAAGAAGATGAAGAGTAATATAAGTTCAGAAGATGCTGACAAACTAATCAGAGCTGGTGGGCATATTGGCGAGAAGCATGACACGCTACTAGGCAGGACGTTAGCCGTACAGGTTGACGAATACCTTATGAAGATCTATAGGCTAGTCAAGGCTGCGTACCCTAATAAGATCGGGTTCGATGCACAGGTTGTCGAGACGGTCGACGAGAATGGAGAAGACGACGTGGTCGCTAGGTTCTGGTTCTTAAGTGACAACCTAGATGTCGAGGAAGAAGAATGAAACTAAAGAAACTAGAAGAGCTGATCTCGCCAGTTAGCTATGGGGCAACGAGCGGAGAAGAGATCGAAACCACCTATGAGTGTCCGTGTGGCAAAGGGACAGTGAAGGAATACAACGAAGCTGTGCCTGGGTTCAGAGACCACAGTGTGTATTGCCAATGCGAAGAATGTGATTTAAGGTACAAGTTCAAATTTAATGGAGAATACGAATCGAAATAAGGAGAATAAATGGATTTAGATTATATAAAACAACAGATAGAGGATGCTTTTGGCAGAGAGCGAAAGCATCGGGAGGAGGAGAGAAAAGCCAAGCGAGCAGAGTATAATAGAAAGTACTGGGCTGAGCACAAGGACGAGATCCGTGAGCATCGTAAGTTCACACGTGCAAAGCGCAGTGCCTGGCAACGAGAGTGGTACGAGAAGAATAGAGATAAGTGGAATGCATATATGAGAGAGCGTTACCAGAGCAAGAAAGTTAACAAAGGAGAAGATGAGTAGAGATCCAGATCTACATAAATTCGTAATAGAAAATTTAATTAAACTTGATAGAAGGAAGAGGAGATATAAATAATGGCATACGCCGATAAATGTTTTTACTTTGACTGGGGGAATAGGGAAGTAAAGCTAGAAGATTTTGATATATATGACCATATATCTGTCCGTCGTCGTGACCTCTGGGACGAAGAAAAAGAGGAAGGCGGCCACAATGTAAGTATTGAACTCTGGGTAAAAGAAGATGAGCGGGGTAAACACGAAGACAGAGAGGTTGTATTGTCACGAGACAACGCTATGGTCCTAGCAACCAAACTAATGCGTGCGGTAGCAGAGTTAGATGCAGACGAATACACAAGCGATCTTCGACAGGATGTGGCACTTCTGAAAGAGGTTGCTGGCGATAAATTCGACAAGGCAGAGGATAGGTGGAGAGAGCACAACTTATTTAGAGAGTCTAAAGGTGGTTTAATGGGAGCTATAAATAATTTCCTAGATACGCCTATGGGGAAAGATGCTCTCGAACAAATGAAAGGAGACGAAGATGAAAGAGAAGCAGAACCTTGAGCTAATACAAGAGGTCTGTGATTGGTATTACAAGAAGACTGAAGATCCGTTCTACGAAAAGATTTCTAAGCAGGTCAAACGTAAACTAGCGAAGGGGTAATGGGGGGCTTGCAATAATTCGCATATCGTGTATAATAACTACTGAGGGATACGTCCCTCACCCTATAAAACTTAACACTACAATTAGGAGGAAGCTTTGAATATAATCAAAGGTCCCGTCTATAATGCGCCGAAGCTCATGATTTATGGGTTGTCTGGCACAGGTAAGTCTAGTCTGGCGAACACATTGAGTAAGCCACTATTCCTAGACTTCGAGGGTGGTCTGAACCGTATCGGTCCAGATCGCTTAGGGACATATCTAAACCTAGATGCCTGTTACAAAGACCTCGCCGAGTTGTACCATGTGGCCGAAGCCGGCAAGCGTGAATACGATACGCTTGTTGTCGATAGCGTCGACTGGTTGGTACGTAAGGCCGTGGAAACCGCAGCCGGTATCGACAAAAATCATCTCAAAGAAACTCTTAACCGTTCCAATGGTGGTTACGGTAATGGTAAGCAGGTTCTCGAGAATGAGATTAGAACCAGGCTCTTGCCTATGCTAATGACGTTGAATAAGCAGGGCTACGGCATCTGCTTAATCGCTCATGCAGAACGCAAGGACTTGATGGACGCTGACGGTGTTGACACCGAGCGTATCGCACCTAAGATCGACATCAATACTATGAACGTATTTGTCGAATGGTGCGACGAGGTATTTTACCTCAAGAAGAACGCCAATGGCTCAAGAACCTTGGTGCTTGACGGAGACGATAACGTCCTCGCCAAAAACAGATTGGGTTTATCTGGTGAAGTCAAACTAGACGAAGCCTTCGATATTAACAAACTATTAAGAAATGGAGAATAAATCTATGTCAATCGATTGGGACACCGCAGAAGAAAAAGCAGGCGGAAACTTTAAAAACTATGCAGCAGACGGCAACTACACCGTAAAGTGTAATGACGTTGAGATTAAAGAAGTAGGACAGAATGGCTCTGTCATTATGAAGTTTAAGTTCGAGGAAGGCGAGAATGAACAATATCCATCCGCTGACCACTGGCTATCATTTAAGAATGACAACTGGCGCTACGTCCATAACAAACGCCTCATGATGCTCTTCGGTGCTACTGAAGAAGCCGCTAAGAAGGCTGTTGAAATGGCCGAAAGCAAGTCAGGTAAAGAGAATATTATCAAGGGCTATGAAGCTTGCTACAAGAAGCTCCTCGCCAAGAAGCCAGCCGTAGAAATCGAAGTATACACCGAGAACGACTATGCTCGTGCAGAGTTCCGTGATCGTAGCGTTGCTATGCCACACGGTGATGAGCCTCAAAAAGAGGACAAGGGCGACGCAGTTAATGACGTTATCCCTGACGCAGAGAAGGTCGACCTAACTGACGCGGAACTTCCTTTTTAAGGAACAACTATGATTAAGAACGGTTGCGATTTAAAGTTCGTGACCGAGTGGAAATTACCAGAGGGCGACGACTTGCGCCCTCTGGTTGCTATGCCGAACATCCCTAAACCTCTCCATCTCATCAACCCTCGTAATTTGTTAGGCAAGCAGACGTGGGATAGAATGAGAAAGTTTGCGTACTCACAGGCAGACGATACGTGTGAGATTTGCGGCAACAAACCTGAGAACTTGAGGAATAGGCATGGCCACGAGGTCTACGACATTGATTATGTTAATGGCACAGTAACCTTTAAGAAGGTCTGTTGCCTTTGCTCACTATGCCACTTGGGCGGTATTCACACCGGCCGAGCGATTACTCTGTATAAACAGGGTAACCCTCTCTATCCTAAGGAGTTCTTGTTAGAGGGAGCAGAGCATGCCTTCGAGATAATTAACTCATACAATCAAGATCACCCAGAGGCCGACCTCAGGGCCTACTCCACCTACCTTGAGTATCTCAAGCAACCTGAGCTTGAGAAGCCTATGCGTGATCTGATCGAGAAGTACAATATTAAGTTCTATGAAGAGAACACTAAGGTCATGGCCGAATGGCCTAAGTGGAAGCTCATTATCGGGAGTAGGGAGTATCCTACCCCTTATGCTAATGAGGAAGAGTGGCAAGCTGCGATGGCTGAGCACTCTAAGTTCGACAGTGCCAGAGCGATTACTGAGAACCCTTTTAAGGGTGACGGCTTCTCTGCTGTGGACGATATTTTGAAAAGTGTTGACAAAGACGCTAATGCGAGTTAACATTTAAGTATAACAACAACTATTAACAGAAAGTGAGGTGACTATATCAGGAACTAAAGAGGGCGGTATTCACGCAGCCCAAACTAATAAAGAACGATACGGCAAAGAGTTTTACTCTCGTATTGGCGCAATTGGTGGTCATAATGGCCATACTGGTGGTTTTTATGCCAATCCCGAACTTGCTCGTATGGCCGGTGCGAAAGGCGGTCGCAATTCTAAACGTGGACCAGTCAAAAAGAAAAAGGTAGAGGAAGACAAATAATGGACCGCAAGCCTAACGAACTCGAATGGGATCAGATAATGAAGCTCGTCCAAGAGATAGGCGACGAGAACCCTTACGAGGCATTCGTTGAGATGGTGGTCGATGCCCTAGAATACGAGGAAGCTAACGGCAATTTGCACGACGTATTCTATGACTTGCACTCATTCTTATTCAGGGCCAAGTGGCGACTAATAGGGAACAGCGAAGAGAGGCCGTTCAATATGGTCTCGGAGGTAGACAATTTTATTCGCATAACCAACTACGACTACAAGACTTACAAGTGGGGGAAGAAGCTGTGCAACGACTTCGTGAGCAACGATATTATCGACGTGCCAATCAAGGCACTTAGCAATAAACAATTAACCGCTCTTAGGAGCAGAATGGAGAATCATGTTCACGCATGACAAATACCCAGTAAAATATAACCGCAGAGAGTTGTCTCAAGCAGTTGACGAACACTCTAGCATACTTATCAATCTTAGGGATCAGATCCAAGATTTGCAACGTCAGATCAACGACATCGCAGCTATTCAACTTGGCTTTAAGCCTAAGAAGGGTGCAGTCAACGAACTCGAGAAGGCTATCAAAGATGTAGCAGAACAAGACAAAAAGAAACCCGTAAAGAAAACAACAGAGAAGCGACGCCCAGGTCGTCCTCGCAAAGTTAACAAATAGGAATTTGGGGGTGCCCATAAAAGGGCAGAGATCAAAAGCTACGTTTCTATGGGTTACTGGTAGTTTCCCATGAACACCACATTTTGGTAAGCCATATTTGTGCTCCACACTGTATATTGCCAATCTCTCCTCCCTGCGCTTAGTCATCCCGCCGCAGGTGTGGTTAACTTCATTGTTGTCTGGTCTCTCCCTCGCATGGTACTCGCGTAAGTTAAATGAGCCAAAGCGGTGGTGGTAAAATCCTTGGCCGTAAGTCCACAAAGCTCCAGCCCCCAAATTTCTATCATGGAATAGCCCCTGTTCCTCCAAGCGGGGGCTATTTTTTTGTTCTGTGCGATAATCTCGCTATAATTGAGATATGGATAACAAAGAATATTATGACCAGTGCGAGAAGTGCGGCCGCCCGTTCCCGAAGGCGAAACCATGCGCATGCTCGTGCAATTTTGGATTAGGCGAATATCGCCAAAAAGTTAAAGGTTGCATCAGAAACAAGAACCCTGAATGCCCTTATAACTGTGTGATAGCCTCTGTAACCGTAGAGACTGTCGACGGGATCAAGAACTTAGCTGACTGCTTCGCACACGTCACGAACATCAATACGACTTTCTACATTGATGACAAGCATCGTATCATGACCGTGTGGGCTGGCCCAGTAGAGATGGATTGGCCAGACATTCCATTAGAAGATTTTGCACAGTATCTAATCGACAATGAGCTTGGTCTACGTAGCCAATTCCTTTATCTTAAAGGCATGACCCAAGACACACCAGCTGTGCCATTTGTGGATGCATTTTATTATGACAAAACTGGCAAACCTTTCTTTGCCGGTGAATTCGAACCAGTAACGGAGGAATAATATGGGATGCGAAACTTGTGGCGATAAAAAACCAGCGTGTGATAAAGGATTCACTAAGGCTACGCTTGAGATCAAGAACCCAAGCCAGCTAGTTGAGTTTCGTAAGATTGTCGTCCCGGCATCGCTGGGGGACGACACTGCCGTACCACCAGTTGTTGGTAAGTACTGCAATGCTATTCTTTACTACGAAGCCAACGATCAAGTATATCTTTACTCTTCAGACGGTATCCCAACTAAGATCACCGTAGATGTTGAAGCTCTTAAGAAGCAAATTAAGGACCTTCAAGAAGGTCTTGCAAGCGAGGTCGAGACTCGTTCAGCTGCTGATCTTGAGATCTGGCAAGAGATCGAGACCATTGAGGCATCTTCAGATGTCGTAGATGTTGTCGGGACCTATGCTGAACTCCAGCAATATGACACTTCTAAGCTCCACGACAAAGACCTCATCAAGGTTCTTGCCGATGAAACTCATGACGACGCTATTACCTACTACCGTTGGAGCACATCCTCTTCTTCATTCTCTTATGTCGGCGCTGAAGGCCCATACTATACGGTGTCTGAAACCGATACGCTTCTTAGTGCTAAACAGGATACATTGGTAGCCGGTACGAACATTCAGATCGCTTCTGATGGCGTTACAATTTCTGCTACGGATACAACCTACACTCACTTCACCGGTGCAACCGCTTCTACTGATGGTGTTCAAGGTCTTGTTCCTGGCCCGTTAGCCGGTGATCAGAACAAGGTACTCAAAGGTGATGGCACTTGGGGTGATGCTGCGACTTCAAAAATCTTTTATATTAACGAAAGCCTGCATGCAAACCGTACAACTACAATCTATAAGGATGCAGGTTGGACTACGCCTGCTACCGCCAGCGAAGTTTATGAAGCTACGCTTAATGGCCCTGTGTATTTGAACGCAAATGGGTATCAAGGGCAAAATACGTACGGGTTTAATCATTTAATTGTTTACTCGCAGAAGAATATTGAGGATTCTGTATATTTTATATTTCATGTGATAGATACTGCCACGAATGATTCCCCTGCTCCTATTTTTGACACGCCTACTATATATGAGTTCAACATGTCTAGCGAAAACGCCACATCTTGTACTCCTATTTGTATTGCAGCGCAAAAGAGACTTTCTGCAGGTGCAAACATCACAATCACCGGATCAACCATTTCCGCTACGGACACTACATACACTGCTGGTGATGGTATTGATATTACAAGCAACACAATCAAGTCGACAAACACTGGCACACTGACCTTTGACACGCCGTCCGCTGGATACTTTACCATTGCAAAAGATGCAATAGACTATTATACGGCTGCAGAAATTTACGATATTGTTAACACTAAGAAACAGTCGTTGTTGATTACATTCTCAAATAACAATGTGTCAGCACGCGTAATTGGTTCTACTCCTATCGTAAATAATTACTACACGGTTTATGCATTGGCGGAGACTACTTTATACGAGTTAGTCTACGATATGACTAACCCACAAAGTACTACTTCTGGTACGTATGATGAAGCAAATTTGAAAGAATCTGTTATGACCGGCGCTTCTGCTGGCGCTGCTGGTGCTAAAGGTTTGGTACCTGCCCCTGCTATGGGACAGCAAAATAGCTTCCTCCGTGGCGATGGTACTTGGCAGACCATCACCGTGCCAGTTCTCTATACAACTCAAGGTCAAAATGAGGATGGTGCTGTAACCCAGAAGCTCTTTACTGATACTGTCGGTAACATCGAGGCTGCACTTCAGATCCTAAACTCCGGGGCAGGGGTGCCTTAGGAGGTAGACTATGACAATCGCAAGTCAAATCCAAGACTACGCTGATGGTTTAACCGCTTCATATAACATGGTGTCGCAAAGGGGCGGCACCATTCCACAGCGCAAGAATATGGACAACCTCTCAACCGCCATCGCCACCATCCCTAGTGGCGGTAGTTTTGTTGGTATCCCGCAAAGCGTAACGAACGGAGTATATGGACCTAAAAAAGATGAAAACTTTACTTTTACCATCCCGTCTACAGCAACCGAAATTGAACAATACGGATTAACAAAAAAGTTTGATAGTAGTAAGGTCACGTCTTTTACCGCTAGCGGAGTAACCACACTTAACCAGTATTCGTTGTACTATGCCTTCAATAACTGCACTTACCTTACGTCTGTAGATTTAAGTTCGCTGACTACTGTCACTAACCAGTATGCTATGGACCACGCATTCTATGGCTGTACCTCATTAACGAGCGTAGACCTGAGTTCATTACAGCGAATTGGAACTTCTGGCGTGAATAGCAGCAACCTAGTGAACTCTATCTTCCAGGGGTGTTCTAGTCTCGCTTCTATAGATTTAAGCAGCTTGACTGAAGTATATTACCCTGGGCTGAATAGTGCTTTCAGAAACACTGCTATAGTGGACCTTGACCTTAGCTCAATCACCACTATTGGCGGTAACAATACGTTTTATTATATGTGCTATAACTGCCCATCACTTAAAAGCCTAGACTTAAGCGGTATTACAACTATATCTTCTTCTTCGACGATGGGCTATAATATGTGCTATAACTGCCAAAACCTTGAAACGATTGATTTTAGCGGATTGACCACAATCACAAGTGCAGCAAGCCAGTGTTTTTATTACTCATTTTATTCGTGCAAAAAGCTCACCAGAGTAGAGTTTCCAAGTCTTACTACTGTAGAAGCATCAGGCGCATTCCAGAGCGCTTTTGGCTCCTGCGGTCAGAATACACTTTCAGTATATTTCCCTGCATTGACTAGCCTTGGGACAAACGACAATCAATTCAAGACTATGTTCCAGTTCACTACTGGAGCAACAGTGCATTTCCCAGCGGCTATGCAAGCTACAATCGAGGCGATGCAAGGTTACCCAAACTTTGGTGGCACTAACACAACGGTATTATTTGACTTATAAGGAGGCCAATGACAATCGCAAGCGAAATTACAAACTATGCTAACGGACTAGGCGATGCCTATGATGCCGTTAACGATATGGGCGGAGTAATCCCCCAGGATAAGAATATGAATAACCTAGACACATCAATCAGGACAATCCCTCAGAACCTCGGTCCAACCTACGTCGCAGGTAATGGTATCGATATTACCAATGATACGATCTCGATTGATGACACTGTGGTAGCGGAATTATCCGACTTGCCTGGTGTTATGACCGGAGCTACGTCAGGTACAGCAGGTACTAGCGGATTAGTCCCAGCTCCAGCTGCAGGCGATCAGGATAAAGTTCTAAAGGGAGACGGTACCTGGGGTGATGCTGCCACAAGTACAACTACTTATTATTTGCCAAATATTCCAGAGCACGTTTCTGATCCATTCAGTGTATATGAAGAAGATTCACTAACTACGGCTGTTACGGCAAAACAAATTTATGATTCCTTTATGGACGGCGGCGTAATTTTAAGAACAACTGAGTCGGGCGTGTTTCAAAATAATGCGTATCAATTAACATCTGCAATGTATGATGAAGATGATCACCTCTATACTTTTTATTTTGAAGAGCTTGGGTATTATAGATACTTTGGTTTTGGTGGGGCAGTAAATGACACGACGTTTACAATGGGTACTACTTATATACAAAAGAAACTCACCGCTGGATCAAATATTTCAATAGCAAATAACGGTACTATCTCTGCAACTGATACTACTTACTCTGATTTCGGGGGCGCCACTTCGTCCGTAGCTGGAACTGCTGGTCTTGTTCCAGCACCTACTACTTCTGATCCTGACAAATTCTTGAAGGGTGACGGTACTTGGGATACACCAACCGATACGACCTATTCTGCTGGTACTAACGTTCAGATTTCTGCAGGTAATGTAATCTCAGCAACCGATACTACTTACTCTGCATTTACTGGCTCTACTGCTTCAGCCGATGGTGCTGCTGGTTTAGTTCCTGCTCCTCTTATTGCTGACAAAGACAAATACCTTAAGGGTGACGGGACTTGGGCTGATACTCCACTTCCAGAACTCGTAGAAATGGTCTACGGCGAATCCAATGCTTGGGCTAAGTTTATTGCAGCTTACAATGCTAAATGTATCGTCTACTGTCGTGCGTCTTCTAACGCCAACCCAGCAACCGGGGCTAAGACTCGTAAAGCCTTTATGGCCTACGTCAACAACGAGACTACGCCTACCCAGGTGGAGTTCCAGTATTACCGCTCAGTTTCCTCACATTCGGCATCTCAGCAGGGCGACCAAGTGTTCGTCTATGTGCTCAAGAATGATAACTCTTGGAGTGTAACTACACGTGAAGCTTCTTCTAAAGTAGCAGTAGACTCTTCTCTCACTTCGTCTTACTCAAGTAACACAATCACCATCAAAGCTAAGGATATGACTGGTGCTACTGGCTCAGCAGATGGTGCAGCTGGTTATGTCACTAAGCCTCTCATCGCAGATAAGGACAAGTTCCTAAAAGGTGATGGCACTTGGGATACTCCTGCTCAGCCTACAGTAAATGATGGTACATTGACTATCCAAAAGAACGGCACAACTGTACAGACATTTACTGCTAACCAGAGTGGCAACGCAACTGCGAATATCACTGGCCCAGAAATCACGATGACTTCAACTGACCCAGGTTCAGGTTCAGCACTTGCAGCAGATAACTATGTGGCCGTGTACGGTAATAGCGACGGTCAAATTACATCTTCTGACCTAGCAAACAACGCCGTGGCTACGGCTAACCTTCAAGACTATTCTGTTACGAGAGCAAAACTCAATCACCTCGACTTAGTAAACAATGGCGAGTGGGTTTGTGTAGGATATGCCTATCTTGGTGCCACTACCGATAGCACCGTTGCCGTAACAGTTGATATCCCTGCTGATTACCAAGGACAAAAGATGCAGTATAAAGTCGTTGGAGCGTATGAATGTCCAAGCGTCAATGGCTCTACAAAATATACTAGAGTAGAGGTTAAAATCGGCGGAGTTTGGAAAACAAGCAACGTCTTCAACTCGTATCAAGGTGTAGTCAATGGCAACTGGGCGTGGTATGGTGGCTCTGGTTCTACTGGATATTCTGGCACAGCGGCTTGGTTTGGACACGAGTGGACTACTGCAAGCGATTGGGACTCGTGTGCCTTTGAGTTCATCGCATCAAGCTGTTATCCAGGTTCTCACTGGGCATTTTCTGGCACTGCTGGCGGTATGTCTGGTGGCCACCCAGGAACCCTCAACTATGGTGGTCGTGTGCAAGACGGGAACGCAATTCAGGCGTTCAGATTAGCTTGTGCTGCTAGTGTTAAATGGGGACAAGGAGCAGGGTTCGCAGTTTACGTAAGAAGAAAGAACTTTTAAGGAGTAAGCTATGGCTACAGTCTACTCAGACTACTACACAACTGGAACGTATACAAAAACTCGTGTTAGAGTAGATTACTCTGGCACGAGTGCCACTGCTTATCTTTTATACACTAGGACCAACAGCTATTGGACTCAAGCTGGTGACCCAGCTACATTCACTTTTGGTGGCCAAAGCGTCAGCTTTGCCTTGTTTGGCAACCAAGGACCAGCCACAGACATAGAAGTATGCCACGTAAGTTTTACCATTTCATCTTCTGGTGGGACGTACTCTGGGTCTACTGGCGGAAACCCAGGGTTCTTTGCATTTTCTGGGTCGGTATTTATCCCGTCTCAGGCAACAGCCCCATCTAATGGAAGCATCGGAACGCTATCGACATATTGGGACCAGAACGCTTACGAGGTTTGTATCAAAACCACAGTTGTTACAGTAAACGACGGCGGAGCCGCCCTTACTACCTTTAATTTGCTTGCCGCAGGCACGCCTTATACAGATTCGGGGTATCCTGATCTTGCACGTATTGCAGTCAACTGTATAAATGGTGCTGGAAACGTTATTAGCAACAGCAGAAACCAAGCGCAATCAACTTATACAATGCAGCCAAACGCATTGGTATACACTGGACTTTATGCTCAGAACTCTGTTGGCGCATATCGTTATAAGACCGCAGATGGAGCCCCAACAATCATTACAGCTCCTGCATCGTTTGAGATTCTTCCTCCTACACTCACATCTACTACGGCAGAGTTTCACGTGTATACCAGCGACGATGGCGGATATTACGACAAGACATTGCAGTATAGGTTAAATGGTGGAAGTTGGGTTAACTGGACAGTCGTGCAAGATATGTTTAGTGACGATATTGTCCTAGACATCACTGGGCTAACACCAAACACCTGGTATACTCTCGAATGTCAGGTTGTTACACCAGCTGGAACCACCGCCTGCAACACATTACACTTCGCTACTCCTCCAGATAAAAACTTATATGGCTCTGTGTCTAATGCTGCCACCCACGTGAACAAATTTTATGGGTCCGTGAACAGTCAAACTGCGCAGGTCTATAAAATCTACGGGTCCGTGAACGGTGAAGCAAAGCCAATCTTCATTAGGCACGTACACGAATAAAAGAATTTTTTTGGAACGGCGATTTTGTATAGTATATTGTAGTTAAGCCTAGTCTACCATATAGACTAATAGTTTCTTAACTGGTATAATGATCAGTATGATTATTTGGAAAGACATACCAGGCTGGGATAGGGAGATACAGGTAAGTAACACTGGGTTAATAAAACGGTTGCAAAGAACGGTAGTCATGAAAGATGGAAGAATAAGGGTATATCCAGAAAAGATATTAAAAACTACCACCAATCACCATGGCTACCGCATCATTAAACTTCAATGCAACAAAAAAAAGATTACGAAACAAGTTCACCGTATTGTGGCTGAGGTTTTTATAAATAATCCAAGAGGACTAAAGATAGTAAACCATAAGAACGGCATTAAAACTGATAATAGGGTAGAAAACTTAGAATGGATATCTAATAGTGGAAACCTATTACATTATACTTATGAGTTAAAAGGAAGGCTTCTCGAGCAGTGTGTAGGTGTATATTGTCTAGAAACTGGGAAAAAATATATAAGTATAGGAAGCGCTGCAAGAGAAATTGGGTGTACTCCAATAGAGATTTCTAGAGTACTAGACAAGCAATTTAGAACAGCACGCGGTTTTCATTGGAAGAAAATATAAAAAAATTTTTTTAGACTTTTATTATGTTATAAATAGGTTAAGCCTGTGTCTACAGATAGACTCGGCCTAGTCACGCCCGATGGCCTGATAAACCATAGAGCCACTAACTAGACCTAGCCGATTTGACGGACAGCCTTAGCCAAGACGACTATCAATCGCCGTGATATGGTAGGCAAGAAGTAAAACTAATAATTGAGGAAACCTTAAATGGCAACTATCGCTACTGGTTACAATCAAACACTTGTAACCACTCCAACTTCCCCATCTACAGAGTCTTTCTTCGATTACGATCTTAACTTCCCACTTTATCGTGAAATCGTTAAGCGTGATCTCGTAGATGAGCCAGTTCTTAAGATGGAACTCAGCTCTGCTGAATCCTTCTTCAACGGTGAGCGCATGATCGATACTTCCTTGCTTCTCAGCAACCTCGAATTCGGTCAGGAACTCATTGTAAAAATCCGCAAGGATCAAAACCCATTCTCACTCTTCCAAAAAGAAGAAATCGAATACGAAGCAAACGAAGGCGATTCATGCCACAGCCACATCGTTCTCGACTGTACTGTGCCTTGCATCAACACTCTTCCAACCTTCGAAGAGCTCCGCTTCCGCTTTGACTGCGAATACGCATACGGCGTACGCATGTGCGACAAAAACAAAGCATTCTGGACCACTGAATTCTTCACCCGTCAGTATGCCCTCTCTAAGAGAGCTTACCAATTCGGTCGTGAGGTTGATCTCTGGAACAAGATTATCGACGGCCTCGTAGCTGCTCCTGCAACTACTGTTGACGCTGCTCTTGCTGCTGCACACCCAACCCACTACTGGTCCAACCAAGGTACTGTTGCTGCTAACGCTCGCTGTGTCGTTCCTGAAGCAGTCTGGTACCTCAAGCAAAGCTATGCTAACATCAACCCAACCGCATTTATCACCTCTGAGTTCGCTACTGAACTTATCAAGAGCGTAGAAACTGTCTACAACTTGAACTTCAGCAACACTCGTGTTAACACCTTTGAGCAGTGGCTCTACCCAGGCTATCGCCTAGTCGATCGTGTTAAGGAAATCCTTGGCCTCGACATCCCAGTAGTAGTCCTCGAACGCTCTCCATGGTTGACTGTCGGTGCTGGCGGTTCTGGATCTGGCGCTGGTTCTCTTACCACCCAATATCCACTCTGGTCTGCTGATGGCGAAAAACAATATGTCGCTATTCTCGACCCACGTGTTGGCTACTCGTTCGAAAAAGATGGTTACCACCTAAACATCAAACCTTATGATTGTGACAAGCTTTATGCTGGTATGATCGATACAGTTTATGTTGGTTCTGGTATCACCTTCCCACAACTCGGTCTCATCATTGAGTTCGATTCGTTTGACTATTGTTAATTCTTCCAGGTCTTAGCACAAGAAACTCCCTTCGGGGAGTTTTTTGTTATACTAATACTATGAATACTGCAGAACGATGGAAACCAGTGAAAGGCTTTGAAGACGCATATCAGGTAAGCTCTTGGGGCCGAGTAAAAAGCGTTAGCAGACCCAAACATATACCGAATGGCGAGATGAGGATGTCTAACGAAAGGATACTCAAACCTGGTAAAGTTAGGAGTGGGTATCTTTTGGCATTTTTATACAAAGATTCTAAGCGATTCTCTCCACTCATTCATAGGTTAGTGGCAGAGGCATTTATCCCCAATCCAGCCTGTTTGTCTCAAATTAATCATAAAGACGGAGACAAAACAAACAACCGAGTAAGCAATTTAGAATGGTGCTCATGCAAAAGTAATATAAGACATGCCACAAGATTTTTGGGACGTGGCCATGGAGAAAAAATTTTTCAATATAGTAAAGACAACAACATGATAAAATGTTGGGCCAATGCTGGTGAAGCAAGCGAAAAGTTAAAAATAAATCGTTCCAATATTAGACAATGTGTAAATGGGGAACGTAAAAGCGCAGGAGGATTTATATGGAAAAGAGTGGTTTAAGAACAGCTGACTTAGACATCGTTTACTTTGTACGAGACGGCCTCGTAAATGAGGAGCTACGCTATTCATTGAGATCATTACAGAACATGCCACACAACCGTGTGTGGGTCTTTGGAGGTTGCCCACCTAGCATCGTCCCAGATGTGCGTATAAAGGTCAACCAGACTGGTGTTACCAAGTGGGATAGAGTTAAGAATATGTTTCTCATGGCCTGCAATAACAAGGAGCTTACAGACGACTTCATTCTGTTTAACGATGACTTCTTCGTGATGCAACCGATGGACGAACTTGGCTACCTGCACCGTGGTGACTTCGACGAGCATATCAAGGTTCTAGAGAAGAACTTTGGTAACAAGCCTAGTGACTATACCAGACTACTCCGTGCCTGTTCTACTAAGCTCAAGAAGTGCGGTATAGAGAAGCCTCTGTCATACGAGCTACATGTCCCATTCCTATTTAATAAGCAGTGCCTCAAGGACATCATCGAGAAGTTCCCAGACACACACTGTACCAGAACTATCTATGGCAACATGTTCCACGTAGAAGGGGAGCGAGCATCTGATGTTAAGGCGTTCAACTCCCACCCTAGTTTCGATTACAGAGCTACTAAACTACTCTCAACAGACGATTCAATCGTCAATATTAATAACGATGTCTGGCGTTACATCAGGAAAACTTTTAATAAAGCCAGCGAATTTGAGATATAATCAAAGTGGCGAAGGAAGTTTTTAGCAGAATTGGCTTCCCTAGCCTACTAGATGTAGTGTTTCGACAGCGATGTCGACACGGAAAAAGCCCCACTAGGGGGCTTTTTATTGTATATGGATCTCGAAGTTCTTGACGACAGTAACAGCAATTATAACTTTGACCAAATCATCGTAGATACCGGTCGCTACTAGGGTGGTAAGGCCACCATCCGTTGTCACTTTGATGCGTACGTTAGGGAATTTCAAGTTCCTAAGGTATGTTAAATCGTCAGGACCGAGATCCTTACAATGTACTACAATTCTCAATCAAATCACTCCTTTACTCTGTTGGCATCAATCTCACACTCGCCATACTCTTTGCAGGTGTTGATTAGTTTCTCAACTGTGTCCTCTCTGATGTCTATCAGGGAGTAAACCAAAGTCTTCTCGCCGAGATCAGTAACGTGGGCAATATCTCCCACTCTGTCGTATAACTCACGACTGTTAATCTGACCGTGGATCGTGATTAGAATTGTCATCTGAGTTGTCATAATGTTCACCCCCTTTGCAATATTATATCACTGTGCTACAATAGCAGTAGAATCTCATTTCGCAAAGGTATGAGATTTCGATTTGGACAAAATCGTAATCAGCAAAAAAGCGCCCTACCTCCCCCAGTGGCGCCTTTTTGTTACTCTTCTTTATCTTCCTTGCAGGCTACGCAGTCTGATAAGTCCATGTCCAGAGCGGTCCCCCAGATGTCGTCTATAAGATCCTCTATCTCCTTAAGTTCCTCAGGCCAGCCCTCGTTCACCTCGTAAAGAAGTTGGCGTAGGCTTGCAGCCGCCTTGCAGAGGCACCAGTCCGATTCCTTTATCTCGCTCATGTGGTTACGCATGTACTCACGGCGGATAGTCTGTGCTCTCTTTGCTATTACTAGATATCTCACGGCTTCACTATCATCTTCTTCTGTCCAGGTGGAGACGGCGGCCCTTATGGCATGTCGGCGGATGTGCTCGAGCTCGCTGATCAGCGCAATCTGGTCGGCGACGTGGCCTTTAGCGTGGTTGTAAGTTTTTTTAGTAGGTTCGTTATTCATATATAATTAAAGTATAAATTAAGGAGAATACTATGTCCACACTTAAACCTGAAGAGGTCGAGTTGATCGAGCAGACCGAATTTGGCGACGATATTGGCAAAGGGGGAGAAGGAGAAGAATAATGGCAGTATCACCTTTAGCAACTGAATCTTATCCAGCATACGAAGGGAATTACAGCGGACCAGACGCACGCACCAACATTACCGAGATTACGATTCACCACATGGCTGGTGTCCTATC